TAGAAAAGAGTCATTAATTCAGTTTTACTTAAGATTACAACACATTCATCTCCGGCCTTATCTTCATTAATAATAGAGATATTGCTGCTTGCTTCAAATTCAACAGTTGCATCAGTTGTTGATCCGTCTTCAAAAATAATTTTTCCAATTTTAAATCTCGGCATGGTTATCTAGGTCTAGTTAATAATATTTCGATTTTTGGTCGAATTGTTCGTTCAATTTTAAATGCTGGTGCAGAGTATGCTGCAATAATTTTCTGCATAGTTGCTGGCCCAGGAATACCCTTTATTTGTCGATTGTTAAATCCATCGTCAAACATGGTGGCACCTCGATCCTCAATCTGAGTAAGCGGTTTTGAAAAATCAAAGATTATTTTATCGGAGCCTGCTCCATTTGTGGAAGTTGGGTTAAATGCTTTGAAATCCCAGCCCTTTTCTACAATAAATAGGTAGACTTCATGACCGATTGAGCCAGTAAAAGTTATTCGATTTGGCCACTTTCCGGCTTCTTCCCGTAACTCAGAAAGGTAATCTGACATGACTTGGAATACGTCCTGCGTGAACTGTGCATCTTTTGTTATAGGAACATTAAACCGCATTTGTAGTTATTGTAAATTCACCGAGTTGCTTTTTAGGATGCAGCTCGCTACTAATTTTTCGAAGGATCGCATTTACTCGATCGCTTCCTTTACCATCAATCCACATCGTTCCATTATTTCTGCAGGTAAACGTGCGCTGCGCATCATCCATGCATTCAAACTTAAAGGAATCTAGCGTGTCATGAATTACACCAAAATGGAAAATGAATACTTCTCTTGAATAATAGTCTGGCTTTGCTTCTGCAAATTTTGTCAGAACATCGTATACTTTCTCAGCAATATTGGTTGGTAACTTTTGCATTGTTTCTTATTTAAGAACATCCATGATTTTAGATTCCTGAACGCTGGCTACTGCAAATTCTGCAATAGAATCTTTAAATCGAGCAGTCAATTTAGTTTCCGCATCTGAGATTGACTCTGCTGCTACTAAATACTGTTCTTTAATTGTTTTTGTGCGACCTGAACGATCGTCAATTGTTTCAAATTTTACAGTTGCTGTGTAATACATAAGTTATTTTGTTTTTTTGTTTGATTTTCTTGCTTTATCAATAAATGCATAGCAGTTATTTGATCCAATTACGGCATCATATTTGTCCAGAATACGAAAAAATTCATCGTGACCTGCTTCTGCATATTCCTGCTTAAGAGTTTTAAGGTCAGGTAAGTATCGTTTATTGAATCCCATACGTATTATATACTCCTAGTTTTTCCGTGGTTTATCTTGAAGACAGGAAAACGTAATGAATTGTTACCATGTTGATCAGTTGTCTCCTCAAAATAAGTAACTGTGATAATACCATCGACTATTTTTTCAGGATGGGAATAATATTCACGGCGTTCAGCTATTGAAAACCCACTACCTACTTGAACTCGATTTCCTTTGTGTTCAATAATAACGGCACTTAACATAGTTTCCTCAACTTCAAGTTCATTTACAATAACACGCTGTGGACCAATAATCGTTTCAATTACCCGATATTCGGCATCAAAAAATTCTTTAATCTTTAACATATTCTTTGTGCGGTCACCTTCATATCCAACATCACGACGAGCAATTAATCCTTCCCATCCATGTGCTTTGGCCATTTGTCTAAAATCAAGTACTTCATGTTCTGTATATACTCGAGTTTGAGGTAGTGTTGCAAGAATTGTTGAATCAGTAAAGATATGTCGCTGCCTTCTTTCTTGTAATTTCTCCTCTCCTCGGCCACTATCAAATTCTTCAAGGGTCAGGCAATCAAATACCCAGTATCTAGGTTTTTGAATAGTATGTTCCTTACGCTGAATCTGTTTCAGGATTCCCTGGAAGTCATCTGTGCCATCATTATTCATCATACATATTTCACCATCTAACACACAGTCAGTTAACCCCAGGCGCTCTATTTCCTCTCGAACTTTTCCAAGAGTCTCAAATTCTTTACCGTTTCTTGAAAAGAATTTAATACTGTTATTTCTAATTATCGTTATACACCTGACTCCATCTAATTTACGTGAAATATACCAAGTACCGTCGGCCAAGTTGACTTTTTTAACTTTGGTAAAATCATAGGCCAGTGCGACATCAAATGTAGGAATTAGTCCAGGAACAACTCGATTAATTAGACTAGTTGTTGCTCGGGTTTCAAGATTACGATCGATTATTTGGTAGATCAAATAATCGAATTTTGAATATTTTGCAATAAAATTATTAACAGCTTCAATTGCAGTGTGACCGGTAATATTACGATCAGCTAAGTCGTCCAGTAAATAGAAAAGATTGTCATATACATCAACGACTGCAGTAAGATCTGATCGCTTTTTAAGATTAGCAGAAGTTACGCCGTATTGTTTATATGGATGATATGTATATTTTAATACATCACAGATAAACGTATCACCTGAATACTTTTTAAGTATATCGATTTTGTGATTCGTTGAATTTGAGGAATTCATCTCACTGATGAAGTTTGCAAGATTCTGGAAATGTTTAGTCATAGTAGTAGAGCATTGATATACTACTATTATACTAAATCGGGATGGTTAATTAAATAGTAAGGTCACACTTTTCTGTACCATACTTATCGAACCAACAAGCAGTCACCTCAACTGCAAATCTGGCAGGCTTTTTACTAAAATATCGTGGTAGTTTGTGATCGGCTTCGCCAGTAGTCGGCAACATTGTTTCGTGTCCAACATACTGCATTGCAGAATCAAAGAAGA